CCACCGCAGAGATTCACGGCGTGTTTAAGCCGGTATCTATTTCTGTCAGAAATTACAGAAACTACAAGGAAGAAAACTTTGATTTTTCAGACATTTCATTCTGCACGATCAATGGAGTAAACGGTGCAGGAAAGAGCAGTCTTTTCATGGATGCTATTGTGGATTGTCTGTTTGAAGAAACCCGTGAGGGAGACTGTAAGGCGTGGATCCGAGGTACAGAGGATGCAAGAAGCGGTTTCATAGAATTTATTTTCGACATCGGAGAGAAACGATTCCGGGTAGTCCGCACCAGAACAAAATCCGGAAAGCCGACTTTAAACCTTTCTCAGTACGAAGAAAATGAATGGCGAAAGAATTACAAAGCAATTCACTGCGTATTCCCGGCTGGAAATGCAGTAGTTGCAGCAACAGAAGTAGAAGAGATTGTGGATGCTCAATGGCGTGACCTCGGTATGCCGGAAACATTATGGCACTGCCGTGTCAAAGAATTTGGACCACTGATCGTATCCATTGATACAGAAGGACGTAACTTGTTTGAAGAGAATAAAGTAATCTTCAATGAAAGAAAAGATAAAGCAATTGAAGAAATATGTAAACATGTAAGCTTTATTAATTAACTTGTAAATTGTATTATAACCAAATTTATGCCATTAGTGACCATACAGAGAGTAAACTGCCATGTTCTTTGTATGGTCATTTTTAGAATACTGTTATGAATAGATATCGAAAAATAATACTATTATCGTTAAAGATTGGAATTGGAAGTAGCCTGGCTTTGTACCTTGCAGAATACTTGGGATTAGATTATGTGGTCTCTGCAGGAACGATTACTTTGCTTACATTAATGACTTCTAAATGGGAAGCGTGGATGGATAAAACAATTCTTTTTACAGAAAATCCAAGAAATATACAAAAGGTTGTTTTTTCTCAAAAAGGAAAAATGCTTAATATGAAGAAAAAACTTGCGATGCAGGGTTTAAAACATGGATTCGAAACGATTTGTATCAGGACGATTATACAAAAAAACATCATTGTATATCTTACGCATTTGAAAAGAATAGATTAAATATTTCTGTGGGACTTATTAACACATCCTATAGGGAAGAATATTGCTTCTGTGTAGATAAAGACAAACTTGTGTGCACATGGAAACCGAATGTTACATATTTGCCACCACAATCCGATAATATATGGAAATTCACAGGAATTCTTCAAGAGATTGCTTATTAGTTTTAAGAAACGGTTGGACAAGTTAATTTGTCCAGCCGTTTCATAGATATTGAATGTTTTTGATAATGAGAGAATGGTTTTATAAAAATCTAACTAAATCAATGAAAAATGCAAGCAAATAGTTGTACAAACGAATATTTTTATGTGTGGAATCTGGTAGATGGATAGAAAGAATTTGAGAGGGGATGTTTATGTTGATAAAACCAGAAATAGAGCGTAAGCCAGTTATTCAAAAAGGAGATTTAATAATTGATCCCCAATGTTTTTTGGTTAGATTAAATGGGAAAGCAATTGATTTATATCCAAAAGAATTTGATGTATTATTTTTGTTGACCCAGTATCCAGGATGGGTTTTATCAATAGAACAGATATATGAGGCAGTCTGGAAAGGCGAGGCGCATGATTGTGAGTATGTAGTATATAATACAATCTGTCAAATTCGAAAAAAATTAAATCATCCCAAAATGATTGAAACTGTTATTAATCGTGGATATAAATTTGTAGGATAAGTAATTAAGATAAAACAATCCCAGAGGAGAAAATCTTCTGGGATATTTCTTTTTCTGTGGGTTGCGTTTCGCTGTTTTGCTACGTACAGAGTAAGTAGAGCATATTTCAAAAAGTGTACATTTTAGAAGTACGTTCCGGAAAGGGGGATTATATCTTAAAAAGGTTACACACACAGTTTTGAGATATGCCAACAAAAGTGTGGATATTTTGGGACAGGGAAAGGAGAAA